TTTCAACGCCATGGTTTAACTGAGCCGAACTTCTCATTTCTTATTTCTTGTTAAGATTATAACCCTCTCCTATTAGCTTGAGCTGCATACGAGAGTTAAGTTTTTCTTCAAATCTTTCTTTTGTGGTTTTGACAACAAAACCTTCTCTAAGATGTTTGCCCCCTAACAAAGTTAAGCCTTCGGCATGTTGATACATCTCAGTTTTATTAGTCCATTTTCCTCGATACAATTCAGGAACAATGTCTAATTGTAGATCAGAAGTAATTTTTAAAAAATCATCATAATCTAAGTATCTTCTAGATTTACTATTGAAGATATCAAAGAATCTAATTCTAGTTTCATTCTTACCCGACACTACTTTAGTATCATATAAAAATCCTTTTTGGAGCCCATAAATTTCTCCAAAAAATACCAAATTAGGATATGATTTTAATTTTTCTTCTAAATTATATCTAATTGCAATATCCCACCAAGAATCACCTCCATCTTTTCTTTTATAAAGGTTTCTTGATTTAACCCACAACTTTTCTCCATCAAAACAATAAGATGAAGATGCCCCATGAATTTTCTCAGTTAAAACAATTTCTTCGTCTGGCAGTAGACAATTTATATATTGTCTTAACCCAGAGATATCATAGTATGGAATACTCCATCCTACTGGAGATTTTTCTGTTTTACCAGGCTGGATTTTAGCGGCTCTTTCTTCTTCCTCTTCTTCAAGTTTCTTTAAAGAAAGAGTTTCTACTAACGAATCTCCAGGAGAAAGATTGCTAGGAACAGATACTAGCATTCCCTGACTATATATATTTCTAATTTTTTTAGCCCTAATTGTTCTGTATTTTTCAGGGACTGAACCTAAAGAATATTTAGGAGTTCCATCTTGTTTAGGGCACAGAAAATAAAATTGTTCAGTATCTGGAACTACTGTATCTATAGCAAGATAACCTGACAAATCTCCAACGCGATATTCATCTCGTTTAACTACAACTGGATAGTCTCCTAATACAGTAACAATATCTAAAGCATCGGCAAAAGGATGAGTTTCTACTTTTTCTATTACTACTACTTGACAATTCCAGTCTGACATAATTTCTCCTATACTTTATAGGCGTAATTTACTATACACCAATCTTCGACGCATTCTTTCTTAGAATACGTATTATCTACATGCTCTTTCCCAAACTTTTCTACCATTTTATTATACCAGTAATCAAAATAACTGTCAAGAATTTCTTGCTCAGAAAATGTTCTGATTATTGAATTACCTAATTCATCCATATCTAAAAAAGAATAATAGTTCATATTAACTTTGATTTTTAATTGAAATTAAAACTAAGAAACTAGTAATGGTAATCCAAATTTCAAATTTAAAAAATAAAATCTGCATTATCAGATATCTTTCATTATTTCGTTTCTAAACTTAGAAAGATTTGATAAGTGAGAATTGTTAATTACTTTATTTTTCTTTAAGGCTACAGGTGCCCAATTTTTATCAATTATTTTTTTATTTTGTAATTGAATTATTTTTGCAAATAAATTTGCAGGATCAGAAGATGAACTCCATTCAAATTTATTATTTTTTTGCCGCATGTATTGCCTATTTTGCATAGTTGATTTAACTGTATCTAAATCCTGATACATACTAGCAAAAATAAACTCTAAAGCGCAAGTTAATTCCTCTTCTTCTTGAGCCTCTTTTCTGGCTAAAGGTTTATTAGGATTTAATTGCTCCATAGTTTTATTATAAACAAATGGGCTTTCGTCTGGACCATATCCTAAATAAAAATTAATATACTTCCTATATTTCTTAGGAGACATAATATAATGAGCAATCTCATGTAATAGATCGTGCTCTGGCAATCCTTTTGCGTTTACTTGCGTTCCATCCCAATTAAAATAATCTTTAGGAGATCTATCATAATTAATTGGCACTCCATAAACTTTAGCAATTACTTTGTGGTCCATCACAGTCCTAATACCTCCATGCCGTACTCAGTAATAGAAAATCTGTTGTCAGATAGAATCTGACCAGACTTTACTTGTTGTCGCATTAGAATTAAATGCTTACAGGTTTTACCTCCACGATAAGAAAAAGATGGACAATTACAAGTCCATCTTACTCCATTCCCATTTTCTTTTTTAGATTTCCCTACTCTAGAAATTCTGTAAGGAATATCTTTATTATCGTTTGTAAAACTCCATACCAAAGTAACTGTTTCTTTATCCATCAAAATGCCTTATAGAAAAATTAAATAATTTTTTAATTTATTAATTGTTTTTTTCCAATTTTTTAAATCTGGATCGATATAAGGAAGCACTTGATACTGAGAAGGTAAGTGATATTTTTTGTGATATAAATCGCTACACCCAGTATAAACAATAATTTTTTCTAAATCAAAATCCCATTTAAAAGTTAAATTTTTTCTTTCACTAAGAATAATTGATTTAATTTCTTCTCCATAAGAGAAGTGTGGATGATCTTTCCATGAAAAAGAAATTTTATGATCTATTCTAGATAGACATACTTTTCTTTCTACAGAATGCAGATCAACATATTGCATGACGCCATTGCATATAGGGCAAGAAGTAGGTATTTTTAACATTTATAATACAATTATTTTAATAAAAAAAATGTGATTATTAATTTTAATATTGGTGGGAAGTGATGGATTCGAACCACCGTAGCCTTTACGGCAACGCGTTTACAGCGCGTCCCCTTTAACCACTCGGGTAACTTCCCAATTAAAGTAATATTTTTGCCGTATTATGTTTCTCTATAATAGAGAGAAATTGATATTTCAAATCAAATAAATTTGGCTCAAAATAATTTAAACTTACTCTTTGAACAATATTTTTATCTATTAAAAATAATAGGGTTAATGACTGTTCATTAACTACATGCCAGCTAATGCCGCATTTATTTATGATGGCATAAATATTTTGTATTTGATCTTGCTTATTAGCTTCTAAATAAAAGACATGTCCTTCATTATTAGAACAGATATATTTATACTTTTCCAAGTAAAATACTCTGGTAAGATGTGTGTCACACACAGGACAGCTTTTAATTAAGCTTAACATATTATTTTTTATCTTTCATATTACCCTATAATATTATAGGGTAATATGAAGTGGGTATGAGATATTATTCAATAATAGTTTTGATTCCGCAATCTAATATTACGCTCTTCCTTTAGGAAGGAAATTTCTTCTTCTAATTTTTTAATTTTCTTTTCTAGCTCTTCTATTTTAGCTAGATATACATTTTCTTGTTCTTGAGACATTTAATTTACCATCTTATTATCAGAAGATAAATGCTGACCCACAGCATATCCAATATCTGTTAATTGATAATAAACTTCTCCATCTTTAATAAAAGATGTAACTAAACCCTTGTTAATCATTTCTGCCATCGCAACTTCAAATTCAATTGAGTTGAGATTCAGATCTCGCTTAGTAAAAGGGCTCTTAGGATTAGACATGATATTAACTTTCTTAGTTAGAGAACTGTTCGCTCACCTTAGCCACCGCCTACCAGCAGATGGGAGAGGCTACCCTAATTGCATTATGGTTTACAGGCGTAACATGTGTGCATTCCATCTTTTCCATCTGATGATGCATAGCTGTTATAACTATTACACTTACGGCAAGTAGCTCCTGTTGTAGAAGCGGGAAAGTTAAATGATAGTTGATTTGTTCCAGACAATGTAGGGATATTCGCCTTAGCAGTCGTAGTTTCAATTATATTGAATTTTATTGTATTAGAAAAATTTATTTCTAAAATTGCTTTCCTATATTCTTTGTTAAGAATTAAGTTTCTAATATTGTTAGAAACAATGGTATCTAAATTAGAAAAATCTATTTCTTTACAGAAAAGATAGCAAGCTTGCTGATAAGCAGATTCTTCGCTATTGTATAGCGGAATAGGGTCTGACTCATGTCTCCAAATAGAATAACCCTCATCTTTATAAGCTATTTTAACTAAATATTTATTCATTATTTCCTCTTCCATAATTAAAGATTATTAAAATATAATATATGTGAAATATAATAAAAAACCAAAATAAGTATTTTATACTACCAGTAGTAGTGGCAACGACAGCAAAACAAACAGATAAGTTCATAACTAATGCAGGAAGCACGTTTTCTTTATTCATCAAAAAACTTTCCATTTATTATCTTGGTAAAAAGAGTATCCGTCACAATGACGATAAACAGCATCAATAGAATGCTCTTCTTTTAAAGATCTAATAAATAATCTTGTTGCCATATAACTTTCCTTTATAGCTAGAGCAGGCGACAAGACTCGAACTTGCAACAACGAGAATGGAAATCTCGGATTCTACCATTGAACTACGCCTGCGAACTAAAAATTAATATAACGCAAATATGTAATAATCACGTATCTATAATATGAAAAAAAGCATTGCTACTAGAATAACTTATTTAAAAAATATAACTGCCGAAGTTACTAGCGAAGAAGCTAAATATGACTTTGACAGGTGGTTTGATTCATTAGACCCAACTGATGGAAAAAATCCAGGAAAAATACCTGAAGTTACATCTACAAATAATCGTTTTCAACCTTTTGCTAAAAGACCTGCAGGAAGTCCAGTTCCTATTTGTTTAGTAGCTTCTACTAAGGCTACACCTAGTAAAAATTACTTATTTAGCGAAAATGCTTTCGTTTTTTACTTTGGAGATATTCCAGGATATCCAATGAGCAGGGCTGAGTGCATGGCGGAAGCTAAAAGGCTTCTAAAAAAATACACATATTTTAATGAGACAGATTATTATCTAGAATTAGTGAGTTATGAAAATGTTGATAAACAAATCAACAGAAATTACACAATGTGTATTGCTGTATTTGCACACTAATCATCTATAGTATAATTTATACTAATTAGATGTTTGTTCTCAAGCCAAATATAAATAGTTTTAACTAGATCTGGATTTTTTTCTAACAAATTAAGAAGGCTGGTTACTGAGGCTCCGTTTCTTAACGTAAGCTTTTGAAACCAGCCTTTATATCCTAATTCTTCTGAAAGTTGACATAGATCTTCTACAGCAGCTGCGCCTTTGATATGTAACTTTTTATTCATAAAACTTTTAAGTATTTTAAATATTTAATTAAAGTTTCTTGAGCTAGCTGCTCATTTATTGGTTCTGTCCCAGAATAAATTTTCTCTAATTCCCACACTTTAGGATATTTGTGATACACACCTAAAGTGTCAAAATATGGATCATGTACTACTAAATAGTCAGTACCATTGTAATTAGATTCTAATAAAATTATGTATCCTACATCTAGAACATCAGATTTATTATTAAAATATCTTTCCATAAAGATACATTATATGTATGAAATACAATAAGTTAATTAAAAAAGCAAATTATTATTATTTAATAACTATTAGCAATTATAGACAAGATGCAAGAAAAGCTCCTTCATATTATGAAGATGTTTCTGTATACGACCCTCAATTAAAGGAAGAGTCTGAATACTCATATAGTAGAGGGTTACAGCCTCAAGATGTGATTAAAATAACAAATATTGAATGGTTAGGAGATACAGAATTTTATGTATCTTTTGATTATAAAGATCCGGAATATGCAGATTTCTCTAAAGAGAGAATAAAAGTAAAATGCGAATCAGCATATGTAAAAAGTATTGATCCAGCTGACAATAAAGATACATCAGTTGCCAAAGCAAACATTGCTAATATTATAGCTAATTCTATTTTAGCTAAAGCTGCTTCTATTAGCAATGAAGATCTTTCAAATGAAGATCTTTGGTATCTAGATTGGATAGTTATTCCTAATCCTAAGAAAGATATTGATGCATACAATAAAACATTAATAGCTTATCAAAGCTATATATTAGCTGAGTATAGCGATGCTATAGATAGCTTAATATATAAATCATATTCTTTAAATTAAAGAAATTGTTAATGCTTTAAACTTCTTTGATAAAGAAGTAAGAAATTTTCCATCTACATCTAGAGAAACATAATCGTCTCCCTGCATTCCTTGCTCAGTATAATCTAAGTCGCTGGGTTTAAAATTTAAACCGTAATTTTTAAAAGCTACTCTCAGCTCTCGAACAAAAAGACGATCTGTATAAATCAGACCATATTTATTATAATTCCAAGATTTAGTAGAAAAATAAACTCTGAGTTCTCCACGAGCTTTTTCATCTTGACAGATGAAATCTGAAAATTCTTCATGGTAAAAAACAAGTTCTGCTTTAGTGAGCAATACTTTTCTTTTTTCCTTTGACCAAAATCCTTTACCATCAGTATGGCATACTGCTTTGAATTTTGGTAAAGTGATAGTATATTTTTTAAAATTGGGATTAGATATTACGGCTAGTAATTTGCTCATATATAATTATATTAACAATTACAAAAAAAGCTTGGAGGATATTGCTATCCTCCAGGCTTTTAAAGTTACATTTCACATATGACGAAGATGCTCTGCTCGTTGAGCTTCTGTCATTTCATTCCATTCTTTCAGACCTTGAGCAGTAGCGTTAACTTCTTTAACGATTTCCCAACCATGACCTACTTGAACTTCCTCTACTTGACCGATTTCTTCATTATACACTCTAGCAGTATAAAAACGATCACGAGTTTTGATTACAATTTTGTGAACTTTTTCTCCAGGTTCACTCAGCTTTCCACTAACTTGACAAACAAACATATCACTCATCCTCCTCGTCTCGACGACGACGTTGTTTAGGTGTTGGTTCTGCGCCAGGAGCGTAAAAGAATTTTTCTAGACTAGCCCCATGAACAGAATATGTATCATCACCGAACTCTACTACGAAATACTCATCTGTATTTTTTACACGAGCAATCACTTCTCCAACTTTACTAAAAAGTTGTGAGCGACCTACATGCTTTACTCTATCACCAGGCATAAACAAATATTTTGAACTAAACATAATTTCTCCTATTTAAACACTGCCAGTTTTTGTAATTTTACTTTTTTATGTGATAATCCTGTAAGCAACCATTCACTACCCACCTCTATCCTACGTGTAGAGTGAATATAAATTGGTTTGCCCCAAGCTCGTTTATAAGCATTAACATGACGAATAACATCTCCAGATTTATTTTGATAATGCCATCCTTTTCCTTTTAAGGCTGGCGGATTGCTTCCAACTACTACTTTAATTGGACAAGTAGATCTTTTTGCACCAGCAACCTCTCTAATCCATTTTCTTAGTAATTTGGAAACATCAGTATTAACACTTACTTTTTTCATGACTTACAATCAGCCTTTGCCGCGAGAATTCTTAGTAGCTTGTGCAGATGCGCGAGCAATATTTAGATTCTTTTCTGTTCGCTCTTGATTATGAAGACCCTTTTTCATTTCAAACCAAGTAGAAGCTACTGTATCTCCAGCAGCCACCAGCTTCCTAGCAAACTGCTTTAGTGAAAGTCCACGACCTTCTTTGTGCCATCGTGCTTTAAGTTGCTGCCCTGCTGTCGCTGTACCTACTGTGTTACTCATAATACTTACTCCTTGTAATAAATTATTGGGTGCAAAAAGCTAACTAACTTAATTGCTAGTTAACTGAATATAAAATTTTTATAAAAAATGTCAAGCCGAACAATAAATAAAAAAAATCAGTGCGCCTACATAGCGCATAAAATCAATTAATACCAAACAGATCTAAACTAGAATCGCCAGTCAAACCAATTATAAATTGGTCCGCCTCTTCAAGAGAATCAAATTCACCAGCACAAACTGGAAACGGTGATGCTTCCTGATAAGCATTATTTTCATAATCAATTGCTTCAATTTCTACCCAGACTTTATACTTCATATTTCCCTCGTCCTTTATAAAAATAAAAAATTTTAATCATTATCTTCTAAATCTTCTTCTGCTTCAATTTCTCGAAGATACTCTATCTCTGATTCTGCTAATCCATGATCTAATTCTTTAACTGCCTCTTCTAATTCATCGGCATTTGAATACTCAAAATATTCATCATTAAAATGACCATCTGAACCAGTAGCGGTTCCAAGAAACTTACATCCAGACTCGAAATATTCTAGATGTAATTCTAGACCCTGACCCTTATACTTTTCATAAAGCTTTTTAAAAGCTTCTACTGGCGGACTCCAAGCAGAATCAAAAAGAGTATAAATGGTAAACGTACCATCACCATTTTCATCCATAGCTAGATTTTCAATGGGACCAATGTCCCACTTAGTTCCCCAGTTAGCAATCTGCCAATCATACCAATCTTGGAAACCATATTTATCTTTATTATGGATAGCTTTTTCTTTGTCATTAAATTTAGCAGGAGACTCAGTATCTTTCAATTCTTGCGGGCAAGGAAACATCTCCTGCAAAGAAAGTTTTGTCTCTAGAATCTCACTAATCACATTCTTAGGACCAGTCAAAGTAACTTGATTACTACACCAATTAGGCATTCTAATATTCCTTTAAATTAAAATATATAATTGTAAATATCGTTCAAAATCTTGTTGAGAATTAACAGAAATTAACTCCCCATAATAATACCATTTATCTTCGCCATTATTTGTTTCAATGGCAGGACCATCTAATCTATGACGAATTCCATTAATATAATATTCTCTACGATGTAACATTTCAATAGCAGGACCATCTTCTCTGTGAAAATTTCCATCCTGATAATAGAAAGTATCTCCTGCCAAATTACACATCGTATACTTTCCATATAAAGTACAACTAGAAATATTATTTGCCATATCGCAGATTTACATGAAGATGAAGATGAAGATGAAGAATAAAAAATTATTACTCATCAGAAATTTCATCATATTCTGGAGCTAACCAACCCTCTACATTCTCTAGTGCTTCAAAAATAGTTTTGCAACCTTTGGTGGCTGGTAAAGGAGTATCACCTTCAACACATCCCCTCAACCACCAAACATTGGTTTTCCAATCTTTCTCTAAAAAAACTTTATCGGTGGGAGTGACGCACAGAACTTTAGCTAAAAGTTTTAATCTAGCATTAAGACCTAAAATGCTCACTTACCACTCACCAAAAACAGTTGCTTACGAGCCCTAGTATAAGCCACATAAGCCAAATTGTTTTCCTCTACTCCCTTACCAATCTTGTAAGTATCCTTCAACATAAAGACCCTATCTCGCTCCAATCCCTTTGCCTTATGAGTAGAAGAAAGAATCACTCGATCCTTATCATCTCCATCCTTAAACAAATGATTGATATTATCACGAACCTCATCCAAGGTCTTAGCTCCATCACAAAGAACTCGCAAACATTCTGCCTTATCAACAATAACAGAAGAATCTCTACGAATCTTTGTCAATCGCTCAACCTCAGTATTTTCATATTCTTCCAACCAAGACAAAAATTCAGTAACCGTCTTTTTATTAGACTTCTTAATTAGAGAAGTCAATTGTTGACCCATATCTCGACCTTGAATATTAGCAGGGACCCTAGCCTTCAACAAGGCTAGACACCACTTAATCAGTGGAGCATTAACACGGCTCAGAATAAAATCTCCAGGCTTAACCAAATGCTCCATTTGGTTAATGGCAATTTCATCTACTGAACCTTCTTCGGCATTAGGTGCTGCTTCAATTTCTGGCACAAGAGTTTGTGCAATTGAAACAATACTCTTAGCACAACGATAAGTAACGCTAAGAGGCATTCGCTTAGAGCCAAGCCGTTCCACAATATTATTGATTGCGTTGCTATCTGCCCCACGGAACGAATAGATAGCCTGATTTTGATCGCCTACCGAAATAATACGACCACTATCACTAACAGAATTAAGTGCTAGATTAATCTGAGCACTATTCAGATCTTGGGCTTCGTCAATAAAAACCATTCCATACTTATCAAGACGAAGATTCAAAACATTGGGAAGCCAAATCATGTCATCAAAATCGACACGATTAGTATCTTTCTTAGTCGCTTCCATCACCTTAAGAACAGTGGTGGTAAATTGTTCACGAGTATCAGAACAAATATCTACCTGATGACGATCAATAATCTCATCAATCTCTTGTGGAGAATTTGCAAGATAACCCTTAGCCAAGGAAATTGCTTTGGCAAGATTATTACGCAATTCATAATTATCTTCATCCCCACGATCTGCCTTAATATAAGAATCAAGCTTCTTAGAATCAGGCTGACCAATCTTGGGAAAAGACCTGCGACAAGCCGCGTATCCCAAACCATGCAACGTTTTCACTGTAACTTCAGAAGGGGCACGAGCTTCAAGCTCAGTCTGAATAGACTTATTAAAGGCACACATCAAGCTATTCTTATTTTTAGGAACATAGTAAAACCCTTCTACAATAGTAGAAGTCTTGCCAGTTCCAGCCAAAGCATCAACCTGAGTATTGCCACTACCATTGGCAATGTCATTAAAAATATCTTGCTGAAACTTAGACCAAGATCGCATAATACGAGGCTGCTTAACCGCTTGAGGCTTATTGAAAGAACGATTGTATGCCATGGTATTACCTTTAATTTATTTCAAATCTTAGTGTTGTTAAAGTACAGAGCAATTTCAAAAAAGATTTCTGGAATATCATTCCTATCATAGGCATCCATCATATGGCAAGTTTCTTCAGCCAATCCAGTGCAATTAACTTCACCAGTAAAAGGATCAATATGATTACGAGCCAAGGTTCGCATCATCTTCTTAATCTTGATTTTATCCAACTTCACTTTACAGTATCCTTTTCTTTATCTTTAAACGGACAATTTTTACATTTAGAATTACAGCAATAACCGCGAGCTAAAAGAAACTCACGAGTAAATACCATTTTGGTATCTTCCCAAATATAATCAATTCCTTCAATTAACTTCATAAAACAAAATATAAAAATAAGATAACTGGCATCTCGCTGCTACCTTCACATACCACAGGCGGCTACCAGCAGATGGGAGGCTACATCTTAATAAGATATTAATCTTTGAAGATTAAAGCAACCAAAGACAAAGTAACAAATATAGTTAAAAAAAGAGTTAGCATCTTATCTTAGATTATCTATAATAACAGATAAAATTAGTGTTGAATATAGTAACAATAATACTATTATTTCTTCTTTAGAACGAGTTCTATAAATCATTAGAATAATTTATATCAAAACATATATCTTATTCTACTATATGGGGTAATTTTTTCAATTAAATTATTCATAATCTTTTTTAGATTAGATTTGTCAGATCTAGAATAACTTAATACATTTGGCTTGTTCCACTTAGGAACTAAGTGTAACGGACCATTAACCATTATATTATGAGCTTTAGGCACATATTGTGAAATAGGTTCAAACATTTTCTCACTATGAGTAAGAAAAATAATCTCATATGCCATCTGAGATTTTGCCCTAGTAGAAAGAGTATCATTCACTAAATGTAGTAATTCCTCATACTCTTTTTCAAAATTATCTGTCACTACAATAGGGCTAAGATTAATGTGTACCTCAAACTCAGCGTCTACTAGTTTATTAACTGCTACCAGCCTATCATTAATCTTACTGGTATTTTGTTCTAGTATTTGTCGATGGTGCTCTGGCATCAATGATAATCGAATCCTGTGCTTATCAGGATACTTACAGCCCTCAATAAAATTATTGATTTCTGCTGATTTAGTAGCAAAACTAGTCATTACATTTTTGGTGTGCTCAGCAACCAAATTCATTACTTCTACCATATGACCATGGTAAGATGCATGCAATGTAGTGCTATTGCTAGTTACTACATCACTATCACATCCAAGATCAATAGTAATCATTTTATTGTGTCTAATATCCCTACGACGTTCAAAAAACTTTTTAGTTTCTTTAAAGAATTTTTCTTCGCAAAGATCTTGGTTCTGATCTATATATTCAGATAACTCAACTACTTTAAATAAGTCATTATAAATTTTAAGAAAATTATTAGGGTAATTTCTTTCTGTATAGCAATATGAACACCCAAATTTAAAACAACCTTGTTCCATCATCTGAGATGGAAGAAAGTCAGTAGACCTACCGTTACAATCTAATCCCCATTTCGCCTCTCTTTTTAGAAGAGCAATATACTTTTTCTTTTGTGGAAATCGATCTTTAGGATTAAGAGAAATTAAATTATAATCTGGATTAGTTACTTGAGTGTTTTTAGTAATAGTAACAATTTTGCTTGTTGGATTAGCAATTTTTAAATTTTGAGCTAGAGGAGAATTAGTACAATCTTTGTGGATGAAAAGAGTATGTTGCATTTTTAAAATTATATGCTAATAAGATTATATTTTTTTATGAAAAAAATTTTAAATAAAAAAGAAATTATTTCTTATATAAAGAAATATGCTGCTCAATTAAACGCTAAAGAGCAGACTTTATTACAGGTAGGTAAGTCTGTTGCCTTTATAATAAGGAAAATAAATGAAAAATGGAAAGGTGGTAATATCCCTGCTCCAGTAAAAACTATACAAGATAATTTGTCTGAATCTTTAAAATATTTATCTTCTAGCAATGTTCTGGTTAAAGAACCGGCAACTAATAAAACTAATTATCAGTATTACTCTTCTTTGATTGATAATATCTATAGCAATATACAATCTTTGCGTTCACAGCAAGGAATTTCTGATTTTGATCCAGAAGAAAATATACAATATTTTATTATGTGGATAGACCAAATTCTTCCTTATTTAAGTTACGCAAAGACATCATTGTCTGCTAATGAAGAATATCTAGCAATAGATAAAGAGTTTCAAAAAAATCTTTATAAATTATATAAATTACCTATTGGACCAAATACTATAGACGGCAAGCTAGGTCCTCAGACTATGGAATTAATAAACAAGGCTCGTAAAAATTTATTAACTCCTCCATATTTTAGTTTAGAAAACTTAAACGAAAGAGTTAAAGTTGCGCTACAATATCCTTCTGCCAAAGAGTATATAATACAAGAGTGGGGAAAAGAGGCATTACCCCGTGCAGGATTTTAATATTATTCCTCTAAAGGAAAAACAGAAATAAACTCCCACTCTGAATCAGGAGTTCCTCGCCACTCGACTTGCTTATTTTTAATTTTCTCAGCAGCAAGAAAAATAACTTCTCGATGACTAAAGGCAGAAATTAAAAGATTAGCCTCTGCATCTCCAGAAACTAAACTGACTTCATACATTTTAGGTTTCATAATTTAATCTTCAAAAATATCTGTAGAAGTGGGAAGAATATAAAAAATATCTACATTTTCATTTATCTTATTTGAGAATATTTTTTTAGCCTCTTCTTTAGAAGGGGCTCTTACATAATATAGTAAAGGAACCCCTTCTGAATTTTTAAAATAAACTTCATACAAGTAATCATTTAGATCTACCATAATCATCCTCAATCCTTACTACATCATCTAATTCTGATGTAGAGACTTCTACTAAAAAAGTATCATTAATGGCAGACATTCTATGTACCATTTTAGGTGGAATATGATATGTCTGACCAGGATTTAATATTATTTGATCTAGTGATTCTTTTTCTTTACCAATTTCAAGAAGAAGCTTCCCGTCTCTTACTAAAATAGTTTCTTCTTTAAGATTATGGTATTGAAGCGATAAGCGTTTTCCAGACTCAATAAATAAAATTTTTCCAACATACTTATCAGTATGAGCCCAAATTTCTTCATGTCCCCATGGCTTTTTAATAAATTTAATTGTGTTCATCTTACTCCTTTAAGAGTAATATATCAATCTTGATATTATCCTGCTAGGAGTTTAGCATTTGAACCGCTAGTCATGTGCTGACCAAAATGAATAGAATTGCCCCTATTCTTGCCAGCACTATATGCATCATGATCAATCTTCATAGAAGATTGAACTCGACTACTGCGTAGATTGTGCAATCTATTCATCATTTCAATTGCCTCTTGTTCGCGAGCATCAATTTTAATAATTGAATTTTCTGAAGCGTTTTGCTTAGCTTCTTCTCGTGACTTATTCAATTGCTGTCTAACACCTGCCACAAATCCTTGACAATAAGAAGAAGCGAAAACTTTCCCCTTACCACGAGCTTCATTATCAGAAAGTCGTTGACACTCCAGCATCAACCAATTAAACATATACTTAGCAATATTAATATCACTAGTACGACCAACCAACTTATAACGAGAAGCTTTTCTGCCATTAGGGTAATGGGCGGAGTTAAATACTGCGCATCCATAGTGCTTAGCCAGCACCAACACCAAACTACTCTTCCAAGGAGTAATTCTGCCTGTCTCATAAATAAAATCATTATCCTCAATAAGAGGATCAATTTCATTTTCGGCAGTAAACAAATCCGCTTCTGACAAACGATATTGATCAATCAGTTTATTAGCTGCTGCGGCAGCTGCCGCAGCCTCATTGGCATTACTGCTATTAGTTAGCGCCAACAGCTTCTTAACTTTAGAAATAACTGAATCGTAATTCATAATATATTCCTTATCTATTATCAGCTATGAATGTGACCGTCTTGCTCTACACCAACAAACATCCCATTAATATTAAAGCTCCAATAATTATCCAGTGAATGATAAATCATTTTAGAAAAAATTTCGTCTGGATTTTTAAAAGCTTGTCGAATTGCTTCTTGTACATTAGGCAATGGAATCATTTTCCAATATTGGAGAGATAGCATCTCCTTAAAATGATGATTGCAAATCGGAATAGGCTCACAGCCTTCTTTACCAAAAATACGAGGGTCGTGGCATACTGCCATACCAACAGCCTCATTATCATCAGGAGTAGGGTTACCAGCCTTATCAATCCACTGAATTTTGCACTTCATAATTGAATATTTATTCTTAAATAAGAATATCTTAGAAAGAAGGGACAATCTCAAGTTTATGTGCAGAAATCTTCTGCAAACTATCAGAAGAAATCTTAAACTGCCTAAACTTTGAAAGAGGCGTCATCATCCTCAGATGATCTTTAATTACAGTAAGAGGGTTCTTATTTCCAATCTTTTTACTATAGCCTGGAGTAATTACGTTTTTATGAACAACTGCCCCATAAAGATACAAAGCGCCTGTCTCTTTATGCTGCTTTAGCCCTTTGACAATCTCTCCAGTTTCAGAAATAACTGAAGAATAATGCTTATCTGCAAGATGATTCTTAGCTAGAGATGCCTGATAACCGCTAAGTAGTTCATCCATAGCTTGGACCTCAAGCTTAGATTTAGGAGAATAATTATTATTATAATCGCTTAGAATACTGAAAGACCTTTTCACAGCAGAATGATAACTGATATGAAATACAAGATTATAATTAGCAACTTCTCCAAGTTCGTTTTTATAATGATGAAGTTGAATGAAAGTAGAACAAGGGCGAATCTTAGCAAATGTATTAATAAAATTAATTTTATTCATGACGAATCCTTTAATTTGTGAAGTTAGCCTTCATACAAGTGAAGCGCCTACCAGCAGATGGGAGGCGCTCCAAATAATATAATTTATATAATTACGGTTTGTCTTTCTCGCAAAGAATCCAAAAATCTTCACAAGCATAATAATCAATACCTTGAGCACATTCTGGCGTGTAATAATCCATATAGCCACATTCTTCAGGACAATCCTCATAAGTATTACACTGGCATTGGGCAATTAGATTAGCTAATTGTTTTGCAGCAAAACATGCTTTATAAAAATCATCAGGTCGCCTAAGCTCAGAACAATGAAGGCAATCTGGGTCATCTTCTTCTATTGGATGAGGATCTACTAAATCTGTCCAAGTAAAATTATTCTCTGTAGGAGAAATGTTTTCACATGCAAAAATAAAACAAAAAAATCCAATAAATTTTTGGTATTTCATAATCTAATAATTAGAGCAATGTCTAGCACACTTATAGTAATTCTTACTATTTGAACTTCTGTAATTTTACCGTAATAGAGCGTACTTTGTTAAGTACGCACCAATCAATGTATTTGATACATATACATGACGATACTTTAATCTAAAAGTTTATAATTAAAAATACTTATGCAAGTCAGCCCGACTCTTATTAAGAGCATCAAAATATTCTTGAGGAGTCCATCCAGACTCTTCAATCATTTTATTGTGGGCTTGTTGTCTTTCAGCCATTAATTGATAATACTTAGCCGTATATTCTGAAGAAAGCTGATTAAGCTTTCTAAGCAGAGTATTAAATGATAGCTTCATGCTTTGCCTTTGTGATTAGTAGGATTAAATCCTTGCACAGTTTGGAAACTAATGGCAGGTGTAGTAGACAAATGATTTCCTAACTGACAACTCTTACCTTTGTTAAAACCACTGTTATTACGCCAAAAGCTAATATAATTACTTTTATCTTGCTCAGTATTAAACTTTAGAATAGTAGCTTGAGCTTGTTTGCCATCAGCAGCTTGCACACCAGCATATTTAACAACATGCTCTTCACTACAGTCAGGACAAGTATTAATGCGACCTCCAACACGAATTTTTTCCGTAGAATGAAGATCAAATTCAATATCACATTCAACGCAATTCATAATACGCATAAATAATCTCAATCAATATCAGGATATTTAGTCACATTATCAGGGTGAGCCACTACCAAACTAACAAATCCAGCAGTAGCCCCACTCTCACTCATCAAATAACCAACACTATTATTAGATAACTCTACCACATAATAATGGTTAGGTTGTTGGTCTACAATTCTTTGAACAATAGCTGTTCCACGAACCCAGCCAATCGCCTCATTTTCCATACCTTGATCAAGGTATACTTTACATCCAAAAGGAATCATAATATTATTCAATCATTATAATCAACATGCCACTTGTTCTTGTTCGGATTATTAATACGCTTCTGCTTAACATTCTTAGCAGAGCCGTTCTTATAAGAACCAGAATCACGAACAATCATATTGCGAGGCATCTTTTGCTGCCGAGGCTTAATCTTGCTACCCATATTACTTTGCCTTAAATAATCAAAATGGTAAATCATCATAAACATCCATAGTCCGATATGGATAGTTATGACAAGGATTGTTAAATACAACACATTCATGGTGACTAAGCAGCAATCGGACTTGCTGCAAATTTTCAAACTTATCCATCTCAACACAATTTAAATCATCATTGTAATTTTCAGTAATAAGAACTGGTCTCATTTTTAACTCCAATAAATCCAATTTGAGAAGGATACATTAAAGGAATAATTTGCTCTGAAATTAACTCTTCCTCAGAGTCGAAAGCCTTTTGTTCATTTGTTGAATCATCAGAATTCAAAAATTGATGATATTCAAAAATATTCATATGAATACGATATGACTTTGTTAGTATCCTTTTATACAAAGTACCCTTACTAGTGCAACCTAGAAAATATTCAGTTGCACCGCATTGACCTACTTTATAAAAAGATACCCCATTAATATGTGCATAAGAAACTAAATGATCACGAAAGTAATTAAAGTCTCCGTTCCCACTGGTTCCTGACCTAATGTATTTCGCAGCCAACTCATAAACTAAAGTTTGATTATCCATCTACTTGACTCTCTTGATTTTCTTGCCACTCATTAAAAATATTTTCAGCACTATCTGAATACCAAGAATAAACTTCTTGCTGAATATAATAATAAATAGCAGCAGCCCCATTGCTATTCATTGGATTGTCTCCAAATCCAGCATTGTCATAAGCCTCAATTAAAGCAAACTTATGCAAATACCAAAGACCATCAATTTGATATGTATATACTGGAGTGCAAGAATCTACAATTTCATCAATCGCTCCATTGTAATTCAAATCATTAATATCTGGAAGCAGACTAGGCTTGTTAGCCTCAAGATAATCAACTAACTCTTGCTTTACTTGATCAATAGCCGACTCAACACGCTCATCAAGATCGTCATTAATTTCAATTGTACGAATCATATTTCCTTTGTAGTTGCCAGTTTAGCAAGCCTTACACCTATGGCACCGACCTACCAGCAGATGGGAGGTCAGTGCCATATTAGCACTATAATAATTACTCTTAATTATTAAGTGATTGTGATTCTAATGCCTTCTCTAGAAAGAGAAGGCATCTCTCAAAAAGCATAAAGCTATTTTTATAAGGACCAACCTGATCCCAGGTTTGCTGCTCTGCTCTGATTTCTTTAATCAGATCTTTAATTTGTTGATTAGTCAATGACATAACATTCTTTGAAAAAGAACACCAACCATAAAACCACTAATATATGCAATATAAATTGACTTGTCTGAATCCATAAAAACCTCAACTAAAAGTTAAAATGTTTCCCCTTCTAATTAAGGCAGAACATCTGCTCTAACTGTCCCTATTAAAAATATCTGCAATCTCTTCTGTATTTAAAACTTCTTGAACTTCAAGAACCTCTACTGTTCCTAAAGTTTTACCATCCAAGATATCTTGAACTTCTTTCCTAGAAAGATTTGTTTCTACATAACGAAACAAACTTCCATCAGTCCAAATATAACTATGCTTATTCTTGAATCCAAAGCTTTCCAATAAAGAAGCGGCTTGCTTAGGATAACTATTTATACGTGTCATCGCTATATCAGATAAATCATCTGGATGATCGTAATACGGTCCAGGATAATAAAAAGCAATATTATAATAATTCATATTATCCAATTCTCATATATTGAACAGTATCTTGAATGTCAAAACTACTACCAATTACCGGTAGCAATAACTTATATATTGCTACCTCACAATTGTAAATTGTAGCTTGATGCTTAATATCATGTATTGAAGATGATTCTAAAATACTAAGAATCTTCTTAGAATTAAGATCTACAATCAAAAAAATCATATCAACGCATAAAATACATATGAGTATATGTTACGCCAAAAATCAAACCACTAGCAAACATCATCCACATATCTTTATCAAATTTCATACAGGCTCCTTAAAAGAAAACATTTTCATTAATGTTGAAATCTGCTTTTGATTCAAACTAATACAATTGCCATCTTTGTCACGACTAACGGCAAAGATGTTTCCTACCAATGGTCGCCCAGCAACCAATCTATTAAATGGAAGATTCATCAATCTACCTTCCTCATTAACATAAATATCAATATTGTCAGGCATCATAATGCACTCAATATAGCCACCAACAATAGCTTGCATACTTTCTAGAGAATCTAGAATTTCTCTAACCTCAGGCTCTTTTCCCACTTCTGCAACTACAGCCTTAATCTTAAGTGCTACTTGCTTCATTCAATATTCTCCCAATATCCATTAATTGGCAAATTAAAAATATCTCTCTCATCTTGAGAAAAATATTCTACCTCTGAAATATTTACCCAACCATAATGGTTATTCCAATACAGCGGAATATTATCATCATCTAATTCTGACTTGCTACGAATCACATACTGCATATAAGACCTTCCAAGTAAGAATTACATTCACTACATTTAGGTGCCATGCCTCCCCATTCGTCACCTTCATATATAGGAGAACCTCCCATATCACCTACATGATCTGAACAATCTTCACAAATAACACTAAGATCATATGCGTCTTGACTTGTGTCATATCCAATAATTTTTGGAAAATCTTTTTCCATATCAAGCAACCTCTACACAGTTACAATCAAAATCAGGCGGCTCCATATAGCTACCATGATAATTACATTCATCATACTTCAGTGTGCGTTCCTTGCCATCATTACACATCACTCGGCAAGTAACACTACTACGATCACTGGAATGATTAATACGTACCATGGTATCCAATACTTCCTTTACTTCCACAGGAATAAAAGTTTCACATTCCAAGTAATATTCCTTCAGCATCTTGAGAATGCTATCTTTGTCATTCTTAAGACGAATAGCAGCTTCCTCTTCTTCTTTAGCTAGAGAAGTGTAATAATCGTCCATTACTTGATCAACTTCTACATTCTCTGCTTTAGCTTCAGCATGCCAGAATTCTGTAGCAGTCATACAAGGAACACCAAGAACAGGATGAGTATAAGGCATAACTTACTCCTTTATGTAAAATCAACAATCTCGAATAATAAAATACTTATTGCCAAACTTATCAAAGGCATAAGTAAACTTTTCTACTTCTAAAGTGTCTAGCGCCTTTTCTGGAACTAGCATCTTTAGATTGGCATTATCACTAGCTACTTTCTGTAATCCAGCAACTAGTTCGCCATTTTGATATACTGAAAACTTCTTTTCCACTTCACACCTTAAAACGGCATTTACGCCTTAGTAATTTTTTTTAATCTTTTACGAACAGCATTATCAGAGCACCCTAACTCTTTACCTATCTTAAGTAAAGATTTTGTTTTAATCTCTTCCAGAAGATTAATGCTATCCCAGTCAATTTTTATTTTTGACTTATGAGCACAATCTAAGGAACAATACTTAGTTCTAGTATTAACTTCTTTATTACAATATGGGCAATGAGATTTTTGCTTATCTTTTTTAGACTCTTTAGATTTTTTAGTTAGAAAACTATAATCTTCATATAGTGAATTAAAAGTAGGATAATTTTCAGGAATCTCTCTGATTCCATCATGGACTTCACTATGACAATTATGGCACAATAAAATACATTTTTTTATTTCTTTAACTATTGTTTTCCAACTTTTAATATTAGCTCTAACAGCTCCTAATCCAAAATCTTTTTCATTAGGATTTAGATGATGAAGCGCCAATGCGGCATTGCATTTATTATAGCCACAACAAGCACAAGCGCCTCCCATAGCTTCTATTATCCTACTTTTAGTTTCTCTACGCCATTTTTTTACGCGCTCTGATTGTTTACTCATACTAACATAATAAAATATTAACATATTTTGTTAACTTTTTGTTATGTTGGTTAGAGTATTTTATTTGCTGTAGGGGTTGGATTCGAACCAACGACGGCATTTACGCATCTGGTTAACAGCCAGTTCCCTGCTTCCTCTCGGGTACCCTACAAAATGTATTGTGTTACGATATATAATATATCATGGCTAAAAGAAAATTAACAACATCTAGAAGAATATATTTAAAGTATAAAACGTCAGAAAAAAGAAGAAAATTAAAAATTAAATGTATTGAATACAAAGGTGGTAAATGTCAATTTTGTAATTATAATAAATCAGTAAATTCACTGGAATTTCATCATATTGATCAGGCAAGTAAAGATTTTAATATCTCTGATTATATGAGCAAGACATTTGCTAAAATTAAATTAGAGTTAGATAAATGTATCTTACTGTGTAAGAATTGTCATTTATCAGAACATGAAAGAATCAGAGCCGTATCTAGAGAAGAAAATGACTCTGCTGCATACAGAATATATTTGAAAAGAAAAATTATAAAAGAAAAATTAGTTAATTACAAAGGTGGTTCTTGTATAAAATGCTCATACAAACAAAGCAATTCAGCATTATGCTTTCATCATATAGATAAGCAAAATAAATTATTTAGTATAAATGGACATCATTTATGCAAAAAATGGGAAATTGTAAAACAAGAGTTAGACAAATGTCTGTTATTGTGCGGCAATTGTCATGGAGAAATTCATTCTGAAGAACATGAAAAAATGATGCAAGATTCCTATATTAGGATGCGGCAAGTTGTTCCACAGAAACAAACAAAAACATCTGTTAAGAAAAACTGATTTCATTGCAACAATGAAATTGTTGTTTATAACTCTAGAATAAAAGAAAGAAATTTTTGTTCCAGATCTTGTAGAGATGCCGTTCTTAATAAGAAGAAAGAATAGTAATTATTAAGCTAAATCGGAATAAACTTACTTTCTGACAATACTATATATCACATCATTTCAATAATGACCCCAATAATGAGCGAGACTATCAATTTTACTCGCTTTCTTTACTCCAGCCTGATAATCATCAAGCTCTTCATTAAACTCATCACCAACAGTCATCCTATACATTTGACCATCAGTATCAATCCCTACATAAAATGTATGAGAAGAATTATGCCCCACAGGATAATATGTAATATTATCAAACTCTACACTAGAACTAGTAGTATTATAAGAAGTGTATTCTTGAGTCCACTTTTTAATAAAAGTATTACGTAAAGAGACTAATCTGTCTTTTTGATCGCTATCAATCATAAATACTCCTGTTATCACCATTTAATATTAAGCAAGTCAATATCTTCTCGACAAGGAACATAATCTTCACATTCTTCATTAGAATGTGAATCTACACTAATAGAATAATCTGTAGAATTATTCTGCTCTAGCTCCTCTGGAAAAAAGAAATCCATAGTGTGTTGATACTGCTCATTCATAATATGAAGTAATTTATAACTCATACTTACCTTTCTATATTAGAATAATAAATGGTGCCGTCAACAAGACTCGAACTTGTACGCTCGCAATGAGCAGGAGATTTTAAGTCTCCGGTGTCTGCCATTCCACCATGACGGCTTATACTAATTATCTATTTTATAGTTGACTTTCAAACCCAGTCTTAGATTCTACATGAGCAGAATCTATCTCATAGAATCTATTGGATTCTGGTGGAATATAATATTGCTTTAATTTTAAATTGCTTTTCTCTAACAACTCTCTAAACTTTTGCTCTGGTAAAGATTCTTTATTAGAATATCTTGACCAGTTGTGGTTTTCAGGATTAGACGCAAGGTATGCTTTTCGTTTTTCTGAAAGTAGTTTCTTTGTTTCTTCAGAATGACTTTTTCTATTATTAATCATAACGGTTAATTTAAATTTGGCGTCCCCGATAGGGCTTGAACCTATAGCCTACGGATTAGAAATCCGTTGCTCTATCCAATTGAGCTACGAGGACTCACTCTTACTATATCACTATCGCCGAATATTTACTACTAAAAAATGATTCGAACCTTTATTTCTTAGCTGCTCGGCGTCCTTACACTCTAGGCTAGGGGCTACCAGCAGATGGGAGCCCGACCATTATATCCATAGGTCCTAAACTGGGAATTACTAATAATTAGTAATTTTTTTTACTTTGACTTAACCATTTTTAAGAAACTATCTTCTCCATGGTCTCCAGAATAAAGATAATCAATATGTCGCATAATCTCTGCCATCTTTTTTAGATGTGGTATTTGCTGTTGTAGATAATTTATTACTTCTGGACTAAAGTTAGGGGCATAGTTATATTCATTAACTTTATTATTATTTTTAATATCTGATTCAAGCTCATCGGCAAACTGATGCACTTGATAATAAATATAATTGCTTTGATTAAAATGACCGCCGCTCATTTTGCCACCAAATTAAAGTTAAGTCGAAGATAGGCAATTGCCCATTGTAAATTTTGCAATTCCACCAAAGCTCGTTCGGCTGACATCTGATTCAGATTAGACTCTAGACTATTAACCCAGTCTTGAAGCTTATTTAAATCCATATCTTTAAGTTCAGGGTCTAACTCAAAAGCATATTCAGTTTGAATGCTAGAGCCGTCTTTATGATCTGCTGTAAGGACATTCATATTAACTTTCAGGTGAATAAAATTATATTATAACAAGGATTAATATGTCTAGATCTACTTTTTTTAGAAAAACAATAATGGGCAAGATACCTGATCGGTATGAATTTAATCAATTATATGCTTTTGCATATACTCCTAGTGAGGAAGAAGTTAGGAAAAAGATGGATCAAGTTGCTCAAAAAAGAGCTAATAAAAATCTTAATCAGCTAACTTTAGAAGAATTAGAAAAAACAAAATCTCAATCCGATCAGTTGGTGGAAGAAGAATTAAATTTTTTTGAAAGAAGTGCTTTAGGAAGTGGTGGCATTGCAGAAGCGAAAAGATTAGCTAAAAAAATTCTAGATGAAGAAATAACTAAGAAAAAACAGTTAGTGGCTGCTAACAAGCCTATTAGCCCTTTACCTACCGCTACTGGTCCTTTACCTAGTAAAACTGTTCCAACCACTATTCCTGGCGGTCAGGATAAGCCTAAACCGGCTTTGTCTGGTGGAAAAGATATTAGCGTTAGCTTAGAACAATTAATGAAACAATATGGAATAAATGTTAACTTAATTAACAATATGTTCGACGACGTTATTGACGTTGTGGCAGATACAATTAAATTTACAATAGAAGATTTGGATGTAATTGAGAAAGAATTACAGATAAGAGAATTAGAAGAGTCAAATCCTGATGATCCTAGGATTCAGGATTTGATTGATGAAATGCCCGATTCTCCTAATAAAAATTTTATTGTTAATATGTCAGATGAAGAATTAGATGCTATTTCTCAATCATCTGATTTTGCTGATTGAAAATTTACATTTCTTTAATGTGTAGTTTGCTTTCTACCATTAATACAGTTTCTGTCAGAAAGAACTTAGTACCAGGATAAGAGGCTGCTAATCGGTAGATTTCTTTTTCTGCTAAATTTTTCTCTAGAAAACGATTACTAGGGCTAGTAGTAGTTAGACTATGAATCATCCAAAACTTTTCTGGTAAAACCTCAGATTCTTTTTCTTCAGAATAATTTTCTTCCGACATTTTTTCATTATGAATATAATTCAAAACAGTGGAAGGGGCTGGGGTTTTAGCCTTACCGAGATTAGTTATATCAACTTTATGATAATATTTATTTTTCAAGTGGTTAGCCCAATTTTTGGCAGCATCTAAATTACTAAAAAATGGTCCTTTGCTAAAAACTTTATTAAAGTTAATAGATAACTCAGAAGGTTTTGCAAAAGCAACAGTATATGCTTTTTTAGCATCAACTGTCCAAAAAGTAATATAAATTCCTTCATCTGCAATCATAATCAAATATCTTTCTGCCAAGCAATGTTATAAAGCTCGTCTAACACATCAGACGTAATAGGTCCAATAGCAGTTGGAGGTTTATCAATTGAGATTGGCAGAATCAATATCTGATATGAATCAGTACTAGGATCATACTTAAGAATCTTGTTATTCAAGATTTTAGTAGAAATAGTGCCATCACAATTCTTTTTAATTTCCATGCTAATCCTTAGTAACTCCTACTATAGTAAAGGCAGAACCATAAACATCAAGTATTCTACCGTCAAGATGTTTTAATACATCTTTAATTTCTGACTTTAAAGTAGAAACTAAATTATAATCATAATTAGCAAATTTACTTCCAATGTTCACTCCAATATAAACATTTCTGTAGAACAGACCTTCGTAACATACTTGGTTTTCTGCTAACCTAAGAAAACCATATGCTGGAGAAAAATAATTACCAATTGAAGGCGGGTTACTAGGAGTCAAATCTTGATATTGTTTATATTTTAAAATAATATTTTCTAATTGTAACTTCGCTTCAGTTAGCAACATAAATCATTCCTCAATAATAGAATCTACACTTCTTCCATAAAAAGAGGAAGGAGTCATTACCATAGGAGGACTAGTATTATAAATAAAATTAATATTAGGCTCTGACACTAACTTAAGTTTATCTACTGGATAAACTTCTAATTCCATATCATATGATTTTTCAAAGAAAGACTTTTCAGACAGTTTAATCCTAGCTGGATAAAATAGTGCTTGATAAGTTACAAAAACTCCACCATATAGATCATACAAATGATCGCCAGGCTGCAAGGCAATCTTTTTATATTGATTGCCTAATACATTAGCCCGACCAATATAATGTTCGGTCTTATAACATCCAACTAAGATAAGAATATCAAAACTACTAACTACTTCAAAGTAAGAGTTAGTAGTTACATCAGTTAGATTGTTTTTATACTTCATAGGCTGCTCTTACCAGTTAATTCTACAATTGCTTGATCAGCTTCTTCTAATGAAGCAAACTCTCCTACACAAACTGGAAAGTTTGAGGCGTCCTCAAAAAAATCGTTTTCATCATCTACTGCTTCAATTTTAACCCAAACTTTGAACTTTAGCATGCTACTTCCTTAGTAAGAAGATACTTAATTGATTCATTACCTTGTTCTTCAGCTTCCTTGTAGGAAAAGAAGCCATAACAGCTATCAACTACATCTTTATTTTCATCCAAGATTCGATAGCCATACACTTCTCCTGAAGCGTACTGAGAATAAATATCTACTTCGTTTCGAAGGATATTAATTACTTTTTCCTTTAGTGCTGGAGAGATTCGGTTTACTTTAAATTCATTGCGAATCTTTTCCTTACTAACATAAATAATACCAGATTGACCGCTATCCCAAGGACAGCTAAATCCAGTAGTATTTAGCGCAATTCCACTATGGATATAAGCATACACTGGAAGAACGATGTTATTTTTATCCTTTTCAATTTCTCGCATTTCTTGCAAAGAAACTTGCTTATCGCCTAGCACATATCGAGAAGAGCTATATAAAATAGCTCCAAGGTTATCCCACTCACGAGGAGAAATAGGATCATCATCATTCACAATTTCAAGAGAATATTGCATTTTATTTATTAAAGAAGAATAGATTTTTTGTTATTTGACAAAGCAACTTCAGGCTTTTCCAGCTCTACTACAAAAGCATTTTTTAGATTATGCAAATTAGCATATTCAGCAGCAAGATCAGCATCAGCAAAAGGTCCATAAAACTTATATCCATCTACCAAATTACCAATTACCAAAACAGCGGTCTTATTCATAATTAACTCCTTTGTAAAAGATTTTACTTATCATGGTCGGGCGTGCTGGAATTGCACCAGCCTGGCAACTTTATAAGAGTTGCAGCCTCAACTAGATGCAACGCCCGAAATTTATTATTAAACAGTGTTAGATGCGACCTTCACTTATTAGGACAGCCTACCAGCAGATGGGAGGCTGCCACTTAATATGCCTCACAGTTTCTGTGTATAACCAGAACTGCCCAATATCATTCTAGTTTCTGATCCATCACTATTATCTGTGACGACTACAAATACATCTCCATTACTATCTCGATCACCGAGTTTTTCTTCTTCTTCCTCATGATTCACCATCGATCTTGATCAACGGAATCCCTGAACACCCTTCGGATTGAATTCATTTGATCTTCCAGTTTTTCCAGGCGATCCTCCAGCACAACCGCTTTGTTTCGAAGAGCCGTGATACATTCACGAGTATCCTTGTGATGTTCATGAAGTTCACCACAATAATCACACATGGAATCTTTGATGTATTGATTTAGTTCTTGTTTGTGTTTTGGTTTCTTGTAAGTTTTCTTGGTTTCCATGATTCAATCCTATCATCCACCCGTGGAACTTTTCACCCCACCAAGTGTTTATCGTGTTTGTGTTCAAATGTGAAAATCCATAGGAGGTTCAGTAGTGATGATCCAATGTACAGATAACCGCTATGGGAACTCGGAAATGAAAAACTCTTTGTTTCTTCTTGTTTCATGGTTTCTCCCCACAAAGTGCCCTGAGATACCGAATACCCGTTGCAAGGAATTGTTCCGGAATTTGTTTTGGAACCTCACCTTTCATAATTTGGTGAAGTTCACGTGGTTGAAATTCCTTCTCAACAGAATCACACCAATGTAGGATTCCTTCTCTATCAATTTTCATGGGATATTGTTTGTGATTGAATTGATCTCAATCAACTTTCTCCTGAGATTTTAGAACAAGGCATCCTGATAGAAATGTTTCACTCATCCGAACGATTTTTTCTCGAAGATTTTGAATACAGATCTTGGGGTTGATATGTTCACCAGAATCCAGATTATCTAGTGGTTCCAATTTTTCACCGCATTGAACACAATGCCCAATTTTCTTCTTCTTCATGATACCACCTCACCATCCTACCTTCATCTCATCATTCACCAAAGTTTCAAGATCATCAAGTTCCTGGAACTGGGTATTGAGGATAGAAAGAACCCTTAAGATCCTCTTGGATGTGGTTCCCTTTGCGGTGCTTTTGATCCAGTGTTCATCATGAATTTTTTGAAGATCCAGGATCAACACATCGAGATCATGAATCACATCATTGATGTTCTTGGGGTTGCTCATGGTTCCACCTCACCACTCCAAGAGATGATCTACAATCTCATCAATTTCAAATCCACGACTCAGTAGAGTCTCTACATTTTGCTTAATAAAATTAAGATCTTCAATCTCTTGAAAAGAGGCTGAATCTGAATATTTAAATGATTCATTCATACGCTTAATAACGTGATTGACAATTTTTTGCAACAGAATATCTTGATTCATACGAAACTCCTTATTAGGTAGCAACAAGCTACACTAACAGCTTACCTGCGATAGATGATGGGCAAGAGACGTGTCAAACATAAAAACAAATTCTAGCCGCTCCATTCTGCCTTGCATTTAGCATGACAGAATGTAAAACTTGTGGAGCAGTCTTTAGTACATTTTCAACAAACCATTCTTCACTTTCATCTAAGAATAGATGGTGAATAAACTCATATGCTTCAGTATGTTGAAAAGTACAAAAATTAATTAGCCAATGATGAATATCTCCATCTTCATTTAGCTCATCTTCAAAATCTTCAAGATTCACTTCTGCCAAAGTAGAAGTAGTAAATTTCACTTGTCTAACTCCTTATGTAAGGCATCAATTACAAATTGCCGGAACTTCTTGTTGCTCCAACGCTTCATGCCTAATATTCTCTTTAACTCAATTTGAGTCTCAGAATCTAAATTAAAAATAATTTCTGCACCACCATTGGGTAAATCTTTAATTTCTAAAACTTCAAACTTCATTATCGATCACCTATGGTACGACAACCAATACATAGAAAAATAAATCATTTTACTCACTTGGTCAAGTCACGAACTGCCCACAATGGCAAACTAACTGCTAACTTAGTATCCGCCGTCATAAACTGAAAATCAGGATCAAATGCAATCAATACCCAACCAGTCTTATCAATGATAGGTTGTGCTAACTTATGCCAAGCATCTAGATAAGTATCTAGATCGTCTGTGTATTTGCCACCAGGCAATCTTCGTTGTTTCTTTTTCATATTTCAGGTTTCAGTTTGGTTAGCAATCGTATGAAGAATAACTTGATTGCTCTTGCTATCTCTAATAACTTCCATTGGCAATCGCATAATCTTTTTAATGTCATCTTCAAAGAAAGAAGCTCGAACCAATACCTTTTCCAAATACTGGAACTTAGGATTCTTAGTATAAGAAAAGAAAATTGCAGGAGCCTCCTTAGGATTATATTGATCTTTCTTACAAAATCCAAAATCTTTTAGTACCAAACAATCTGGTCCCAGACCAATTTCATTACACCGCTGTTCTCTTGACTTCATTGCTTGAGTGATAATCTCATAAAGAAAAAAATCTTTCAAGACATGCTCAATACCAAAACTCTCAAAGTACATATCAATCTCCAATAGAATAAACGCTGCCACTAAAATAAAGTGTCACCCTGGTATCTTTATCTTCAGGATCAACACACTCTCGCTTTACTGGCTTATAAGAGGAATGACTGTGTAAAAGTTGTTTCAGCTTATCTTCAAAGCGAACTGCTGCCTTTTGCATATTTTCTAGATGTGAATATAAAGGATGCAGTCGGTAGGTGACGAAATATCCTGTTTCGTCAGTATACGCCGCTTGATATAAGGTAGTACCAAAATCTTCTACAATGATTGAATTGTAATCTAATCTGTAATCTTTAGCACAAGATTGTGCTGTCTCCATTACTTTGCCCAGTAATTGATGAAGATGCGAATTCCAATTATTAATTGCAAAAGAATACTTAACCATTGTCAACCTCCTACACTATCAGGGCGACACTACCAGCAGATGGGAAGCCTGGCTGTATTGCTTATTTCACCAACTGCTTTGATAATAGAATTTACTGTAAGGCGCCTGATCTACCAACTCCAGCGCCTTTTGACAAATATCCAAGGTATACTTTACGCTTTCAAAGTAATATTCATCATACTCTTGCGTACCAAAGAAAAAGCCGCCAACAGTAGGTAGCAATTTACTTGCCGCAGCATGATTATCCAATACCTTTTGACAAATATCAATTAAACATTGAAAATCTTCCTTACTAACATAATATTTAGCACAATCATCATTGTTATTTTGTACATTAAGTACAAACCAATTGTGAATATGATTTGCCTTACGCCAATATCCAAAATCTTCAATCACATAAACTGGGTTTTTAATTTCTAGTGCTGTCTGATTGTCCTTATGTTCAAACTTAGCATAGTAATCAGAAACATCAACCTTACGAGTCAAAAACATATCAAGTCCCATTGATTTCCTCCTTATCTTGATTTTTGGCTGCGTACCTACACTCTAAGTGGGCTCTTACCAGCAGATGGGAGCTGCAACATATTTGCGCTTTACAATAAAGTAAAGCGTAATAACTCAGCTAAAAAGTGACCGGTTAATCTCAGCTGTAATCTGTGTATTTACCTGGAAACTATCATCCAAATAATCCCCATCTGGTAAAGAGCCATCTTCGTTTTCTACAATAGAAATTGCCTCCTCCATAGAGGATGCTTCTACTTCCAGAGTAGCAAACATTATCCATTCCACTGATACTTTGTATTTACTCATATACTTCCCGCAATTGCACAGGATTATTTACATTAAATAATTCGCCTTCTTTAGGGTAATCTACCAAGTACAATGTATAATTGCTATACTGTTTCTTTAGACTATTAGCAAATACAAAAGAACCGCGAAATTGACGCAATACACATCTATTTTTATTGTCTACTAAAATAAATGAATAAATCATTTCTCACCTAATAAGTTGCTAATGCCAATCTAGCTTCTTCATCACTCAAAATCAAGTCAGTATCGCAATCTAAATAAGCATGATTTCCAGTACTAGGCTGCCAACAATACAATAATCGCCTTCCACTCCTAGTATAAAATGGAACCTCACTTCCATTATTAGCCGGAATCCAATTGCCTTGCTGCCTCTTAGCCTGCAAACGATTCAACATATCAATTACTGATTCCATGTAATCAACATGAGCTTTACTCATTTGTCACATCCACAGTATGTACTTCGTAAAAATTAAGATTGAAATAATTAAACAATTGTAGCCATTCTTCTTCAGAAGGCTCTACCACCAATTCCAAATTGCGCTCGCACAAAACCTCTTCTACCGACAAATTAAAATACTTCTTGCACAGCTTTTCAAAATCTTCATTTGGAGATAGTCGATACTCGTCTGTATAATATCCAATCTCACTAGTCTCAACTAGATTCTTAAAAGCCTGTACATTCAATTTGTCACAAGCTGTAACTGCCTTTTCCAAACTAGTATATGCAGTTCGTGGCAAACCTCCATCACCATTGCGGTAATAGTTGTTGTCATCATAATCAAAACCGACTTCACACACAAGATAAATCTTATCCATTTTCAATCCACCTTAATTTCTGGCTTTCGTTTGCCGCCAATCATCCAATCTGCAATTGGAATATTATCCACCCAATCTTGAACCGTAGGAATAAATCCTAAATCTTGCACTACATGATCTTCTGCAATATCTCGAACAGAGATTACCTTGCCATCACTATTAGTGATAGTACTACCAAAGATTTTCTCTACCAAGAAAATGCCAAAAGTATTATGCAAAATAGCTCGATGCTGAATCTTGGCATAGGCTATCTTGCTACTGTCAAAGAAATCATGAATAGCCAAATAATCTTCTGGCTTGCCACCATACTTCTTCACACTATTCTTGGCATGAATATAAGGCTTCATTGTAATCCTATTAGATAAATCAGTTATGTTCAATCTGAAAGAAAGATGGATCGCTGCCTTGATCAATTAAGGCTTGAGCCATCTTTTCAGATGAAAGAATCTCTACAGAAGAAATATCCCAAGCCCCACTCCAATCTCCAGATTCAATCTGCTCAGAAATCTCACTCAAAGAGCTTGGATGAATTTCATCCTCAGAAAGAATTTCTACAGTCACAATGGTCTTATAAAAACTACGATTGCTCATTTCCTACACCAATCCTTTTCCAAAGAGAAATAATTTGTTGTAAAGCCTCTACATTATAAGAATATCTGCCATATACAAATTGAGCAAATTCTTCCGCAAATTCTTCTTCATCCCAAGGTCGAAGAAAAGTTTTGCCCATCCAATATTTGCTCAATAAATTTCTCAATTCCTGGTGTTCTGTTAACCAAGCATATTCAGCAATTACATGACCATATTCATGCAATACTGAAATAATAAACTCATCCGGTTGATCTAGCAACACTGGGCTTAACCAAAAAATAGGCTTATTCCACCGATTAGTAAATTGCGATTGCCCACGATACATGGCTACCCATTCACTATTCTTAGGTTGCTTAATCTTAAGCTGGAAGCTATCTTTAATTCCATGCTTCAACAAATAACTATTTGCTCTCTGCTGAAGCTGCTTGGCTACATTAAGCTGGCTCATATTGCTTATAAATTAACTATTAGAGTAATAAGTACTAATTACTGCCTGATAACCAATGCCGTTACTAGAATTAGTAACACCTAAACAAGCCCCCATACCTCCTGGAAAAAGACTTCGCTCATAATCAACAACATACTTAATGCCATGATTAAAAGCTTCTTCTGGAGAATTAAATACTTCTGGTAGCGTTTTAGCAGAACTAGGAAAAGGATTATGAAAATTGTAATAAGGTCTACCATCTGCATATCGACCCACTGGCTTTAAATCTAGAATCTTAATGTCAGACATTATAAACCTCAATTTTAGTTAAAAAATAATTGTGATTATACATATTTTTATATACTATTAATTAAATCTTATATTATAAGAGGCAACATGACATTAAACAATGTAATTAAAACAGCTTATAAATTCGAAGCTAAATATAATTTAAAATTAGCCAGTTATGGCTTAGGCTCTATTAGACCCGGATCAGCATATAGAGGATCTTCTGGGGCGATTGAAAAATCAAAATTTGAAAAAATTACAGATTTTGCTTCTGTAACTATTCCAGAATTTGAATTATTTTTAAAAAATATTATTCCAGCTTTAAAGCAAATGGAAAAAGAATATCAAAAAGCAATAAAGCTATCAGATAAAGGTCAGAATGATCTAGAAGGAATAGCTATTAATAATGGAATTGACTGGAAACAAGGAATGCCAATTCCAGAAGAATTAGAATCTGTTATGCTATCCTCTATAATGAGAGTAGATCCTGTTAAAAATTATTTTACTAAAATAGCCAGCGCATCATCACTTAATTTTATTGCTACCAAAATTGCTTTAGCAAATCGACAATTATCTTTTTTTGAAAGATTAAAAGATAAAGCCAGATCATTTTTTGGTGGTAAAAAGAGTGATGAGGAAATACCTCAAACAGAACCTGGTCCTATGCTGTCCCCTGGTCTTGATATGGATTTACAACGCAATAAGGCATTTGATCTTGAAAGTAAATTACAAGAAATGATGTCTTATGTAGACTCTTACATAGCTTTATATAAAAGCTTTTATTCCAGACCTACATTAGTAAAATTAAATGAACTAGTTACTCTAGCTCCAAAATTTAGAAAAATTTTTGAGAAAGTTAAAACTGAAGTTTCTCAGCTTAAAAACTTAGTAAGCCCATCTGAAAAAGATATAGAGTTACAATTTTTTAATGATGAAAGGACTTTAGAAAAAGAAGATTCTTTGAGCAAATCTAATATAACTAGTATATGCTCACACTTAATGAAAGATCCAGATCTAACAGATCCTAATAACGTTAAAAGAGCAATATCTCTCTATAAGATATTAGAAAATAAATTAAAATCTATTAATGCTTTATAAGCAAAAAATATCTCAAAATAGAACATTAGAATCTAAATTAGAGAAATAATTACTGCTATCAAAGCAAGCCTTTACTTTAGGCTCAAGCTTTTTAGCTGCACTCTCTACTGGAAGATTATTCCAAGCAATTAGCAATTGCTGCTCTTGCAACGGCTTATCTGCCAATTCAATTCCAAATTCATCAGTTTTCACATCAATCAAATGTTGAGTATAGTCACTATGACTCAATCCATTCTCTGCCGCCATCAAACAAAAACCATCACCTTCAGGATCATTATCCATTTCCTGAATCATAGTATAAACATGATGAGATGCCAAAGTATAAGCTACAGAAAACAATTGGTCATGAAAATTAGTTTCATCATCTACGTAGCCAGATCCATTACAATGATAACAAGTATGGTGCTGCAACCGATCATCATAAAAAATTTCAATGCCTTCGCCATTGCAACTAACACAAATATGATTGCTCATTATTTATAATCCTTTATTGCTCTCTGCCGACCATCCTCACTCTACCGTGCCACCTACCAGCAGATGGGAGCCCTCATAAATTACTTGTTATCTACAGAGGGTTTATAGATATAAAAGTTTACCACTCCATCCAATTCATACTTGCCAAAACAATATCCCAACTTGCTCAATGCCTTTAACCATTGAGCATGAGCATCTTTTGCATCCCACCTTGCCTCATAACAATATCCAGCAACATAAACCCATGTTCCCTCTTTCTCAGGAAAACGTTTACCTTTATTGCTGCCAGATTTAATAATTGGCTGCGAAGAAATATTGTTGTATTTGTCTTTGCCAAGCTGAATAAATTTCATACTATTTATCAAAAAATCCTTGGCAAATTACTCGGCAACAAATTAAAATCTGCTTAAAACGAGACTTCATTATTTCGAACTTAGGAAAAGCTAACAAAAATAATTTTGTACTACGCCATAAAAGCTTGTAACCACTAATTATCTTCTTGTTATTCATACTTATCCTATAATATATTATAGTAATATACTAGATTTATTCAGTGCTCAGAAAGGGACTTGAACCCTTACGCTCGTAACGAGCAGGAGATTTTAAGTCTCCGGTGTCTGCCGATTCCACCACCTGAGCAAATAATTAACAATATCTATAACAGTTGCCAGAACTAGAATTCTTCATGGATTTAAATCCATGATTTAGAACATACCCCAGGTCTACTATAGTATTTTTTAAATTTACTTTTCTTCATTTTTTCCTCCAGACCTAGACCAAGAAATAGATCCAGATCCAGACTTAGAATAACCGTGCATAGACTTAGCATCAGACCAAGAGCCAGATACAGACCAAACCCAAAATCCAGAACCAGATACAGACCAAGAACCAAGCCTAGACATATATCCAGATTTATATTTTCTAGTATATTTACTCTTCTTCATTTATATTCTCCAGACCAAGACCAATATCCATACCAAGACCCAGAACCAAAACCAGAACCAGACCAAGACCAAGACCCAGAACCAGAACCAGACCCAGACTCAGAATCAGACCCAGACCCAGACCTAGACCAAGACCCAGAACTAGACCAAGACCCAGACCCAGAACTAGACCTAGACCAAGACCCAGAACTAGACCCAGAACCAGACCCAGAACTAGACCAATAACTTTTCTTATATTTACTCTTCTTCATTTAGATCCTCCAGATCTAGACCAATATCCATACCTAGATCCAGACCCAGACCCAGACCCAGATAAAGAACCAGACCTAGACCAAGATCCAGATAAAGAACCAGACCTAGACCAAGATCCAGACCTAGACCAAGACCTAGACCCAAAGCTAGAACCAGACCCAGACCAATAATTTTTCTTATATTTACTCTTCTTCATTTAGATCCTCCAGATCTAGACCCAGACCCAGACCAAGATAAATACAAAGACTCAGAACCAGACCAAGACCAAGACCCAGACCCAAACCCAGATAAAGACCTAGACCCAGACCAAGACCTAGAACCAGACCCAGACCTAGAACTAGACCCAGACCTAGACCCAGACCTAGACACAGACCCAAACCCAGAACCAGAACCAGAACCAGACCAAGACCCAGACCAAGACCTAGACCAAGACCTAGAACAATAACTTTTCTTATTTTTACTCTTCTTCATTTATATCCTCCAGATCTAGACCAATATCCATACTAAGACCCAGACCCAGACCAAGACCTAGACCAAGACCCAGAACCAGAACCAGACCCAGACTCAGAACCAGACCCAGACCTATACCAAGACCCAGCCCCAGAACTAGACCTAGACCAAGACCTAGACCTAGACTCAGACCCAGATAAAGACCAAGACCTATACCAAGACAAAGACCTAGACCAATAATTTTTCTTATATTTACTCTTCTTCATTTAGATCCTCCAGATCTAAAACAAGCAAAAGCACCAGACCCAGAAACAGACCAAGACCAAG